ACGACTCCGTAGTGGATTATGTGAAATTACAAAAACACTTGTATTCTAGAATACTTGTGTTATAATATGAGTGTAAAGAAAAGAGGGACAAAGAAAATGGAATTAATAGAAATTGAAATTCTAAAGAGAATGGGAGGAAACAAATAATATGACTAAACAAAAATATAAAGAAGTAATGGAAACACAATACAATGATGTAATAGCAAAGATTCAAAGGTGGCACGAATTACCTAATGTATTACAAGCTTTAAGTGATTACACAAATATTTGTATCGCAATGTGTGAAAGAATTTATGACGATAAAGAAATAAATTATTCTGATTATATTTATTTGAATGAGCATATTAATAACAACCTTAAAGAAGTTTGTAGGATTGTAAAGAAAGGATAACTTATGAGTAATTACACTAGCCTTAATCGTTTATGTTCTGAGTTAAATAGAACGCTTGGTATCACTAGTGATACTGAGCGTGAGAATCTAATCCAATCCTATTATAATCAAGGTTTGATTAGTTATAGGCAATATTATCTTTTACGCTCTAGTATAATTAAACACGAATACATCCAAAACTATTTTATTCAAATGTATGGTAAGAATTGGTAGGTGGTAAACATGAACAAAGATATTAAAATCGAATTCGAATTTTATTTTACGTTTGATGATTTAATTGTTTTACATTCTACAGACTACAGAATCGTTTGGGATGAGTATATTAAGTATTATAGTAAATATGGTGCTAATCATGACTATTATTTATATACTGTCAATAAACACAACTTTAAAGATTTTATTAAAATAAAAGAGTGATAATTAATATCACTCTTTTAATATTTACTGAGTATGTAACTCAATAATCTTTTCGTCTCCTGGTTGTTATAATAAACACAACCATCTCTATATGATCTCACTAGTATATTCAAACGCTGGTCTTTACGCCAAAGTTTAGCGATCATCATATTTTCGCGATTGTTAGCACCAATAGAATAACAATATCCATATTCTTTATTTATCTGTTGGTTGATATATACATAGCCTGTATTCATATCAATCCAAGCGCCATAATAAATATCATCATAGTATAACGTACATAAATAATCACATACATTTGTTTTCTTTTTTATAAAGTCGTTTGTATCATAAGCAAAGTTACCAGCGTTATAGTCTCCGTATGTTGTACCTGATATTAATTTATGGAATTTCGATTTTTCTTTGTTTCCTTTTTTGTAATCACTATGGCAAATTTGTACTATAATTTGATCGACTGAATCATTACCTTTAAATGTATTAAACTCTTTTTCGGGGTTTGGTGTAATTCCAAAATAACTAAAATAAGGGTTAACAATACTAACATTGTTAGCTAATAAATAAACATGTCCTTCTCGTTGTCTAAAAATAGAGTCGATAATATTTAATAGAATTTCAACTTCATTAGGAATGTACGCATTGAAACCAGCCTTTTCCGGTATAAATTCGTCAACAATAATTGTGTCAACATCTACATAGCTTGTTGATTTTAAACTCGCAAAAGATGTTAGTGATGTTGCGTAACCCATTTCACACCCGTTTATGTAAAACGTGGTAAAATTGCTACCACCTGTTATTTTAAATTCATCATCTTTAAAGTTTTCAAATTGATCGTTTAAAAATGTTTTGATTTTTTTAAGGTCTGTTTTGTATCGCCTAAGATAAAGAAATTGTTTTCCTTTTTTCTTATATCGACTAATACAGTCTTTTTTGAATCCATATGTTTTACCAATACCGCGCCCGCCAATAATAAAATTAAGAAACTTATTGTATGATTTTATGTTCGTTGGGCTATACCAATCTATTACTTTATTCATTTGTCACTCCTAAAAAATATTGAAAAATAATCCATATTCCTGTAGCTCTGAGTATAACTCACTTTCAAGCGTGATAACTGCACGTCTTGAACCTTGTAGCACTTCCGCTAGTGTTTGAATACCGATATTACCTTTACGTTTAAAACTATATTCTTCGTGTCCTGTTGTATCGTTTGCGCTATTAGGCTTAGAAATTGTTTTCGCGATATTGTTAACATAGTCATTTGTTTCAATGTCAACACGACCCTCAGGTGTAACAGAGTTTAGTGCTATACTTGTATCTTCTCCGCTGGCTTGCGTTTTGCCTGTGCTATCGCGTGTATACGTTTCTGTGTAGTTTGTGTTTGAGGTAGGATCGTCCTGATCTTGAAATGGTATGGTTTTAAATAACGTATAATATCTATCCATATTAATTTCAAACCAATGTTGAAGCTCAAACTTCCAATATGAATAGGTTTCTTGTCCAATTTCATCAAACCAAAAGTGCTTTAAAATTCCTGTTTCTAACGCTTTACGTTTTTCAAGATCATCATAAAAAGGATAATTAAAATCAAAAATCTTTTTTCTAGCTATTTCTAGCACTTCCATATCGCTTAATTTATACTGACTATCAATTAATTCATTCAATGCTAGGTTATGGCATACACCTTGAATTGTTTCAGTATACTGTGCTAGCACTGGACTTTGTAAGCTTAATAAATAGTTTGGCTTATTTAATTTACTAAACATTTTCATCACCTTCTTTAACATCCAAGTTTTTATTAATGTTAAAATCTTTAATACTTGTGTTCGAATCTAATTCAAGTAATTTCATGATCTCTTCATAATCTTCGTATGGTGCAAATTCTACACTCGCATTTAATCCGAATTTTTTATTTAATTCTTCAATCGCTTTTTTACGTTCGCTTAACCAAATATTTCTAGACGCGATAACCTGTTGATTGTTGGCGTTGACTTCATCCGAAACAAGTCTTTCTTTTTTATCCATGTTTGCGTTTTCAATTCCTAAGAATGTCATACATTCGCGCAAAATCGCTTGCTTCATACCGTGTAATTCGTCTGCAATAAAAGGTGCGTTCGTGTTCAGTACATTAATATCTTCCGTTCTGAATCCTTTGGATGTAAAGATCGTTTGCACGCCTTGTAGAATCTTTTTCATGAAAACTTTAAATTGTTGTAACATTCTTCTATCGCCTGTAATGATGTATGGTGTCCATTGCATTGTTAAGTTTTGGTCCATGGTTCTACTTGTTAAAGCTAATTTCTTAGCATAAAAATTTAAATATGGAAATAATCCAACGTATAAAGGACTGTTTTTCATAACTATACATTCGTTACTTGTTAAAGTCTTTTTCACAAGTGGACTTGTTGATACAGTATGGTATTCTGTTGGTAGTGTATAGTGGTTTAACCGACCGCCTAATGTGATTTCACTACAAATTAAGCCTAACCTTTCATCCTCATAAAAACCAATGTAACCACGCGTTTGTAAAACATACTCTAAATAGAATGTATTAATAGATTCCGGAAGATTTTTATACTTAAACATATTTAAACTTAACATTTGTAAGTATGTATAATAAATAAAATCAGCTTCTCCATTATTCATTGTAGCAATATCAACCGCATTTCTACAGTAGTCTGTAAAGCAACTAGTGTCATTTAATATATTCATCTTGATCATCTCCTTTACTTATATGTTAAATAAAAAAGGTTGAGCCGTCAACCTTTATATTAATGCACTTTTTTATCTTTATAATTTCCGAACTTATCAACTTCTGTCATGTTATATCTATCTCCATTTGTTTTAGAATAATCGCCGATATCTTTGGTATGCCATAAAGTTATACCATTATCAAATACACGTTTTATTTTCTCTAGATCGCTTGGGTCTATTCCATCACCGCTAATATTACACTTGACAGTCTGTATATAATTCCAAAGATGTTTAGAATGTAAGTTAGGATAATCAATAACATTTGTTGCATAACCACGCATATCCCATATTTTATTTAATCTATCTAAATATTCATCTGTTGGCCTATATGCGTATATAACCAATGTATTAAGATCAAGCGATAATATTCGCATTAGATCGTTTGTACCTGTAACAATACTATCAGCAGTTGCTTGAGCGTCATGGATTTTAGCATTATAAGTATCAATTGCATTTTGTATATTTGTATTATTTTGATATTTTGTTGTTAACTCTCTTAACTGGTTATTAATTGCGGTTGATTGTGTATTTGCGCTAGCTTGCGCGTTTGCATTTGCAAGTGCATTTGCATTTTGTAAATTCGTTTGTTTTGTATTAATTTGATTTTGCATTGCGGTTTGTCCAATTCCTAAACCAGCACCAAGTAAACTTCCAATTCCACCGCCAATATTACCACTTAATGTATTAGCGATTCCACCACTTAAACCGCCTATAGCACTAAAACTAGCGTTTATCATATTCGATTTGTTATGTAGATCATTTAGGTTACTAGCTAGATTTGCATTTCTAGATGTAACGCTCAAATTTAAATTATTCTGTATACTAGTTTGCGCGCTCATTGCATTACCTGTTGCACTGGCAATTGCTGAAGCTGTTTCATTACTACGTCTAATATTTGATAAACCAACATTCATAGAGTTACGCGACGATTGCATTAACATTGCTGTGGTATCGTTTATAATTGGCAATGAAAGCTCGTACGAACTTTCAAACGAGTTATCCATATTTATTAATGAAGATTTTCCAATCTCGTCATAAGTTTTATAGTTCTTAGGGATAATATTAATTTTACTTGATGATGGATTGCCAACCATAACAAACTTAATGTCATAAGAATCCTTCCATAGCTCATTTTTAAAAATTTTGTTCACACCATTGTTATTACTCAACATTAAATATGAGTATGGCCATGTGTATAATTTACTATTTCTATTATAGCCTATGAACGCCTCTAAGCTTCTACCTAATTCATATATAGGATATTCATCATCATTATTAAAATACATATTATTCATTGTACTGCTTAGAATTTTAAGACAATTTACATCACCCTCATGAACCCCGTTAAAATTACTTGATACTACACTTAGTACACCATTAACAACTTTTAAACCTGGAATTGAATCCGTAACCATAATACTCACACATTTACCCACTAGCTTTTCATTTTTACGAATATGATCTAAAGCCACACTTAAACCAGTTAGAGTTGTGTAACTATTACCACTAATACCATTTCGCATTGTTGTAACATCATTACCATTATGTTTCGAGTAAGGAAAAATATAATAATTTATGGGTGACGGCGTACCAGCCTGTCCACTCGTATAACTATCATTTCCAGCAAAATCACAAGTCATACCTATAACAGCAAATGAATAGTTTTGCATAGGATTAACGATTGCTTGATTCGTTGAAACTAAATCAGTGCCAAGCTCAATATTTTCATGCTGTGTGTTGATACAAGGTCTACGTCTGTTATCAATACTCTTATCAATATACCATTGCGGTCTATGCTCATATGAAATAAAACTAGGCAAAAAATTCTTTTCAATTTCAAACCGCCATGTTTGAATTACATCCGTTTCAAAAGAAATACTAGTGGCGTTATCGTTTAAATATCCTAAACTTGTGATAAAGCAATAAATCCATTTTGATTTGTTTCCGGTGTCACCATTTTGATAAATTAAATAATTGTACAAGCGTAAATCATCATATAAACCTGGTACAACTACAGTACCATCTTTTCTTTGGTATGTGTAATTTTCAAATACAACATGATCATAATTATTTATAAAAAAATTAAATTGTTCTTCCGTGTTATTAAATGCACCCCAAAATGTATTATTCATTGCGTCAATTTCTAAGCCTTTTAATAGGTAAATTTTACTTTGTGGAGTAAACTGGCTATTTACGACTCCTATACTCATCTTAATCATCTCCTTATAAATTTATATTATTAAAAAATAGTTGAAAGTTCAACTATTTTATTTATCTTTGATATAATCATATATTTCACGTGCTTTCGTGCCACGCGTTGGCTGGTTAGGGTCTGCCGGTCTTTCATAGTTGGCTAAAAACTCAATCGCTAATGTGTAAGGGTCGGCAGTTGATTTTGAAAAGCTTGCAAAACTTTCGGGGTAGGTTGCTGTTGCTATCCATTGCGCGCCATTTTCCATCTCCCACTGAATTCGCTCACATTCACCAACACCGAATTTTGACACATCCGGATAATATCCTTTTTCTTTTAGCCAATCAATAATTTTCGTCCAAGGTGTCCACTGCACCAAACCATAACCACGACTAGCTACAGGTTGTGCAAATGGTATATCACTCTCCCAGCGGTTCGGGTTAACAGTTGATTCAAAATAAGCGTTTCCTAACATGCCCGCAACAGCGTTTGCGGTCCAACCCTTCGCTTTAAAGAACTGCCAAAAAGCAACCCAATTTTGTTTAGATTCATCTTCTGTAAGCGCACGTGTGTTATTAATATCTCCAGGTATAATCCATTCACCAACTGGTGTTGGTGGTTTGGGTGGTATTTCTTCTTTTGTCTTATAAAAACCTAGATCAATCCCTAAACCATCTAACATGAAATAATGTTTAATATATTTGTAACTTGGTTCGGGTGGTGTTGGTGGTTGACCACCTTCAAACGTTTGCCATGTTTGACCATATCCATTTACAATATTTGTATCATTTACATAAAATACTTGTGTCGGTAACGCTGAACCACTTAACGCATAACATTGGTTACCATATTGACAAGTTACACCATAATACACTAAACCAGCGTTCTGTGTAAATGTTTGGTCGATATGACAATGATCTCCAGTAGCGTAGCCAGCCTCCCCCGTGTGATAAATTAAATCACCTTGCGCATATCTTGTTGCGGTTGGTGGATTAGGATCATGCGTAAAACTAACAGTTACATAGCTTAACCCGTTAGGTGTCCATACAGGATTATCCGAACTATACGCACGTGTGTTACCTACACTATCACTATAGGATAAATGACAGCTAAATGGAGCGTAAACGGGTACACGCACTTGCCCGCTGATTGCATTATCAAAAGGGTGTCCACAACAGTGGCTTAGATCGCTTGGGCCTGACCATTGTGTTATGTTCATAGTATCCATTGGAAAAAGGCAAACCTCACTGCCATTATAAACTAATTTTTGGCCTGCTTTCATAAGTTCAATTCCTCCTCTAATTCAACTAACTCTCTTAACTTATCTTTACATATATTGTATCGCTCATAATCCACATCTTTTAAGATGTGCATACATTGCATATAAAATTCAATATAGAAATAAACGCTTAATCCTTCCGGTAGACTATATGGGATATCTTCCGGTTTTTTCATGTTATAGATACTATTATATTCACATTCTTTTTTCATGTTGTACCCCCTAAAAATAATAGCAAGTATTAAATACTTGCTAACTAACGCGCTTCCAAAAATATACAGTATAATATGGTTGCATTAAAGATGTTTTTTCAGACCCGCTTTCTCCAGGGCCATGTGCGTGTACACCAATTGCAGAACCATTTTGTTGTAATAATGCACCATAATCAACTATAGATAACTCTTTTTTAGAAATTAAATGTTTATACTCACCGCCAGTATCATTTACAGCAAAAGTCTGTGTATTTGTTCCGTCACTACCTTCACCGACACCGACAAGCGTTCTACCTTGCGCGAACTGTTCCCAAGTACCTTTTAAATAAGTACCAGGATTTGTATCTGTTAAACTGATATATACAGAACCAATAGGATAAATAGAATCAAGAGTGGTATTAATTAAATCTGTTAACTCTTCTTTAGTTGTTGTAAATTTTTTGTTAGTTTCTTCTTTAAAACTATTGAAAGCCGATTGATTTTGAGAAAGTGTTTTATTTGTTTCAGTTTTAAAAGTTGCTAAATCAGTACTAACAGTATTAATTTTAGCGTTTATTGCGTTTTCTTTTTCATTCCAATCTTGATTAAACTGTTCTTGAATGATACCTTCAATTTCAGTGTCCAACTGTGCTTTATTTTTCTTCCATTCAATATTAAATTGTTCTGTTGTGGCTTGCTTAGTTGCATTAATAGAATCCTGTAGTTGTGAGCCTACAATCTCATTCCACTGTACTACTACATCATCCACAGCTTTTATCACCCATTCAATATATCCTTGTAATTGATTAATACACTGGTAAATATTCATACCAGTATTAAACGCACTAACATATTGTTGTGCTAGATTTGTACCGCTTAACTTTAACTCATTATATTTCGGTAAAATACTTTGTAGTTTATCATCATCAATAATACCCATATTACTTACCCCCATTATTATATCCAATTAATTCTTTTAGCTTGTCAGGTAAAAGATCAGGATTGATTTTAGAAATGTTTTCAATAATACTCACCACTTCCGTGATTATCGCATATGTACAAAACACTGGCACTAAATCAACACCAAACGGAAGAGTTAAAAAAGTTTCAGCATAATTAATTGCAACACCCAATGCGTAACAAAAAATAAAACCAACCTTTTTAAATAATCCATCTCTTAATTTACTAGACTTAATTTGTTCGCCATCCCTAATTGCGCCAACTATTCCTGTGATAAGATCTAAACCATTAAAAATTAAAGCTACTAAAATAATTTCCACATTAATCACCTCTTTCATTTTCTATAATACTAATAAATAGTTGATTGTTCAACTATTTTTATATAAAAGAAAAAAGAGTTCTAAATGAACTCTTTTTTCTAAATCAAAAATAGATGAAAGGAGGACTTCAATGTCCATACATATAATATCACAATTATACGTTATATACAACTTTAATGTCACATGTTACATTAGAATTTTTGTCTTTAATTGTTACAGTTCCTAAGCCTTCATCTGTAATACCAGTTAAACCCTTAATCACAACATGTCTTAAATCATCCGTTAAAGTTGCGCTTACCATAGTTGGCGCACTAGATGTAGCATTTAAACTAATAGGCGCGTTTAATCCATTAGTTTGAACTGTAAATGGAACTGTTACACTACCATCTTTTTTAACCTGTACAACTTGAGGATTAGAATAAATTGCGGTAACTTTCTCTGTTACACTTCCCGATACAAAAGCAATTGCATTTGCAAAGCGTGAAGTCGCAATTCCTTCCCAGTGGTGTAAAAAGTAATTCCAGTATAACCCTTTAGCATTGTAAGCAACGCCCACAGAATATTTCTGATCAAACACTCTATAAATTTCACTATCAACAACCAACGCCTCAATAGTACCTTGTGTAGTACTTGGTAATGTTGGTAATACTAGTACGTGTGCTTTAAACTCGGCAAACTCTAACTGGAATGTCTGCGCTAACCAGTCAATGTTTAAATAACTATTTGATTTTCCGTTTAAAATAACGTAAATATCTTCATAATCATTTTGTTTTGTAACTGCCATTGCGTTATATTCATTTGTTGGCTCGGTTAAATAAGAAGCATATTCTGTAATTTTACGCGCTAATTCTTTCGCTGTGTCTGTATCAGTCACCGCACTTGTATTGACGATCTTCATGTATCCATTTTCATAATGTGTTACTAAAGCGGATTTCATGTAATTATAATCATCTTTGTTATCACCATTATACATTGAGTCTACAATACGCGCGATTAATGAATTTACACCATCCCATGTAACGAAGTATTTACGTAAATCATCATCTGTTATTGTAGCAGGATAGAAGCTTTTTCTGTTTACAATATAGAATGCTGTTTTAATATCAGGCAACTCACGTTTAAATAACGTGCTTTCTGCGTCCGCCTGATCATATTCATGCTCCTTGGCGCACTCAACAAAGTATTCCTCCATTGTATAGCCTAGTGTCATGTTTTCCATTTTAAACGGAGCCAGTTTATTTCTTAGAATATTTCTATGTGCAATAACCCTACCGATTCGAGTGGCTAAAGTCATAAATTCAACACCTAATGTATCAGGATATTCTAATAATCCATTCATAAAATCTAATGAACTAGTTTCATTAGGATCACCAATTGTACTTTTAAAATTACCTGAACTTAGGTTATACATTGCACTGGCAACATCTTGTCCCGTTGGCTCATTTTCTAAACCTAAATCATTTTGAATTGTTTTAGCAACGTCTTTTGCTGTTGTTCTTGGCATATTTTATCACCTCTTTTTCTTTCTATACGCCTAATTTACGTAAATCTAATGTTTTATGCTTTGGCTTGTCATCTTGACTTTTTTCCGTGCCAATTTGCATAAACAATTTCGAGTTAGCTTCGGTTAAAGTGTTATTTTTATCAACTAGACTTTCATTTAGCTTTTTTAAATCATCTAACTCATTAAAAGTTTTTTCAACCTCGGATCGCATATCATTTAATAAAGTGGACCTCTTAGCCTGGTCGTCAACTGTAAGTACCTCACTGAATTTACCTCTTAATTCGTCTCTATCCATATGTGTACACTTCCTTTCTTATTTAAATATAAGATAATTAAAAACTAATGTCAATATAAAATAAAACCCTCTTTTATGAGGGTTTTATAAATATAGGCTGTAAAGTTTAAAGTGTTACCAGCTAGATTACTATTCCTAATTATGTTGTTAGCACGTTTCACCGCGAGTAAGCCTAACATACATGTCTGATTTCCTGTCTTTATTCCTTACAATAGCATATTATCACACTATTTACTTTTTTCCAAATCTTCTTTAATTTTATCTTTGACGTATTTACTAAATTTTTTGGATTTCAATAAGCACTCAATATAATCAACTATTTCAACCTCCTCTTTGTTAACACAAACACAATACTTATTAACATGTTCTCGATACCATTTATTTCGATTTTCTTTTGACTTCTCACTCATCATTATTATCACCTTCTTTTTCTTTAGACCATGCTAATGGTTTTCCTAATATATATGTGTGCACAAATTCATTTGTCTCGTGATTGACAATGCTCCAACCATCTTTTAAATATTCATTTAATGCGTCTATGTCTTTTCTATACGCGCTATAATCATAGTCTTTTATACTTCGAACGATTACAACTTTATTCTTCAATGGAGGGCTTCCGAACATGATCTCATTGAATTCCTTCAATCTTTTATCACACTCTTCAAATATACCGCCATTTTCATAAGTTAACAACTTATATTGTAATTCATCAATATCTTTTCGTAATATTTTATTTTCATTGCGTAAATTGGTGTAACTATAATCAATAATTAAACCAACGAAAACAACACATACTATATTTAATAACAAATTCATAAATATCACTCCTTTATAATCCATACAAATATCAATATCATTCCTATTGCATACACTGTAAATAGAAATGTAACAATCAAACAGCACAAAGCCATAATTAAATATTTTATTATAAGACTTAAAACACCCATCACTTTATCACCTACTTTTAATACTAAATTGCCTATCAACTAACACAATACCACCAGGAACATGTGTTTTTTTCAAACAATCATTAATAACATTACCTACCCTAAAGTTATCATATGTTACATTTTGTTTAGCTTTTTCCGTCATTCCAGCACATTTTACGTTTAGATAATAACATACACCACCACGAATATAATAAAGATTATCCTTACAATCATTTTCATCAATATACTCTTGTTGATGTTCTACATATTCCTTATAACTGATCTCGATTTCTTCAACGTAAGATTTTGCACCGATAAAATAAGAGCGGTTAAATATAGATTCTAAACCCCAAAATCCTAACTCTTTATCATCAATAATATCTTTTATGGTGTCCGGTACTTGTGTGCCTACTAAATGTATAGAATCCGTATCAATGTATGCGACTCTGTGAACACCTACCTTTTGTGCAGTACTGATTGTATATTTACGCGCATAGGCGGTAACAAACTCACCATATGGTAAATAAATAGGATCTCTGAATTGTTCGTCAATAACCTCTTTCACTTCTCCATCTTCAAACGTTGTATACATAGGATCGTGTAACCTTAACACTCCATCATCTTTATCAATAAAAGGAATTTTAGGCGTGACATTCGGATTCGTTGCAAATTTTCCATACACCGAATTTAATTGTCTTTTTGCGATAAACCTTTGCGCACCTTTCGAATTTTTCTTAACTTCCATTTGTTCATCAATAAACTGTCTAGCTATACCAACACAACCTTTGAATTTATACCCGTTGATAAATTCAACATCATAAATATCGTATTGCTCGTTAAACAACTCCCAATCTACGCTAGTTACAGTCATTCGTACAATATCACCATTTGAGCTTTCAACATATTTTTTACTTCCGAAAAATCGAGAAAACTTATCTAATGATATACATGGTATATGATCCTTTTTTATATCAAAAGCAAAACTAATAACACCAACCCATAGAGGATATTTATCATCCTGTTGATATTCACCATCAAAATAAACGGGAGTTTCATAAGGTAATAATTCATAATACATACGAGATGGAAAAAGAGAGTTGACATCAAAAACTATGCCTTGTTCTATCTCTTTTTCTTTTAATTCGGGATTCGCCCATACAAATCCACCAGCATAGGCAGGTCTTAAATCTAGGTCAACAATCATATCTAAAGGCGGAAATATCTTTTCGAATGCCATTGGTAAAGTTTTCTTAAACGCGTCAAAACTACAGCTAGTAGCTGTCATTTTGTTAAATCCTAGTTTAAAACATTCATTTAATGCCATACCTTCAATATCAATATCGTTAAACAGATAATCTATTTCATGCGGTGTTAACTCATGTCCTTTTTCTCTTTTCGTTGTATAGTCTAACTTTAATTTCCGAATTGGTAAATTAAAGTCGTGCGCGATCTTTTTAATACTGAAAGGAATAAGTTTAAACGAATCCCATATAGTTGTTTTTGTTGATCGATAAATAGAATACTTCCACCAAATTTCTATAGAATACCACAATCCTGTATTTGATATGATCGTCTTAAAACAATTCGTTTTAGGCTTTTCAGAATATTCAAATCCATTATTTAAGAGCCAGCTAACTATAAATTCACCATCAAAAGCAAGGTTATGAAAATATAATTTTCGTGTTTTTTCTTTACACCAATCTATAAACGTATCAATTGTATTACCATATTCCTTTATATTTGAATCTGCAACAAAGCTTGCACCCCAAGCCCAAACGCGACAATCTAAAGGATCTGTAGTTGTCTCAAAATCACATGCCCAAACTTCTTTCGGACTTTTATTTTTTGACATACTACAACCCCCTTTATGCTACTACTTATATTTAACCATACCGTCTTTAACATAGGCACGTCCGGTAAATACAGCTAAACTATCTCTTACATCCGCCATATCTTCTCTTATAGCTTTAGTTAGCTGTTCGTTCACAAATTTTTGATTTTCTGTGTATTCACGACTTAAATCCAAATATTTAAAAGTATTTATCGCTTTTCGTTCTTGATACAACCATTTTAATAATTCTTTATCTGATAATGATCTCATATCTTTTAAAATTTGTTTTCCTTCTTCCTCTGTTATATTGTGCCCTCGTATTTGTTTTTCTATAGCTGTTTTATAATTTTTTCTAAATGTGGTGATTTTTTTGTTTTTCGCCTTAGTATTTTCCTTTAAACTTTCAATCCGATTATCTAATTGTTTAGGATAACGATATGTTTGAATATTTACATGATGAACAGGTTCGAAAAAACCACCTCTATCATCTTTTAATACGGATAAAGCCTGTCTAACTGAAATTCCTGTTGAAATACCACCGTTTGTTTCCTTTAATTTATTTAAACCTACAGTACGTATCAATTTCTTCTTCTGTTTATTCTGTTTATCTATTAATTTATTCGCTTTTTCAATGTCGTTACGATTAAAAACAACACCGTATTGATTTTTAAGATAACGATTTTCTTTGTTGAATTTTTCAATTGATTTTAAATATTTATTGAACTCTTTACGATCATTAAAATCTTTTATTGTACGAATGTCATTAAATACAACATCCTGTCCCATGTTTTGCGCTCTTGTAGCGGTTCGTTTAGCACTTGCAATTGCGTTCCTAAGACGCTTAACGTCTTTTGTGCTTTTTCTCATTTTAGCCAATTTAAACACCCCCTTTTTAAGTCAAAAATAAAAGGGTGTTTGGCTAACACCCTTAATTAAATAGGCTATTTAACAGCCATAGACAAATATTTATTCGTGCTTGAATTCGATTTCTTCTGAATGATTGTGACACAAACCGGTTCTTTCGTCCAGTCATAGTTGAACACTTGCTTTAACTGCTTTAAGCTTTGCAAAAAAGGTTTACTATTAGTTGCATAAGCTTTACCATCTTTATCAATAACAGTAATTAATTTTGAGCAAATGATCTCACCTGTTTGTTCATTTTCTTTTTCAACATCCTGTACAATGTAACCTGTTAACCATAAATCTTTACCAACTTGATCGCTTAAACCTTCCGCATTATTTACCGCGTTGAATAAATTAACACGTTGTTCGTGTGTCATGTCCTCAGTTACAACAAACCCTGTATTTTCCATTGCTACTACTTCATTTTTTACATTTTCCATTTTAATTTTCTCCTTTTAATTTTAACATTGCTTTTTTAATTAAATTATTTTCAGTTGTTTAATTTTGAAACCAGCATAACACCTACAACCTATACGCTTTTTAGTGAAGTCATAACACTCTAATATTTTACATTTCGCACCTCCATTAGTTCATCTATTTGCATATTTATTAACACAAACCACATAGCTAACATTATAATTAATAATATAATGAAATTTATGTATCTGTTTGATACTCTATAATACTTACATCTTCCTTTGCATTGTTGATATATTTGGTAAACAGATAATACCACCCAAATTATGAAACTTGCAAGGATTAAATTACTAATCATAATTACATCCTCGTCTTTCATTTTCTTGAATCATATCATCAAGTGAAACAACTCCAAGGAAAACTTTTCGTTTAAATAATGTTAACGTCTCATATTTAAATGAATATGAGGCTATAACGGATTTTGAGCCTAATTTGCAAATATCCATTCTTATTAGCTGTCGTCTTTGATAAACTAAATGAAACGCTAGTTTATAATTACATAAATACGTTTCAACAACATCAACAATCTTATCAATACTACCCATAGTTATATCGCTCGGGTCGTTACCGTGTCTATAAATCCTACTCATTTTCTTTGTCCCTCTTTTCTTTACACTCATATTATAACACAAGTATTCTAGAATACAAGTGTTTTTGTAATTTCACATAATCCACTACGGAGTCGT